TGCTTCTCTATTACCTTTGAAAAGTGGTACTTCTTCTACTAAGTTAATCTCTACTTCAAAGTCCTCTACTAATTGTCTTACAATACTGTCTGTATACTCAAACTCTCTATCGCACCAGTCATCATGGTGGATTCCGTCTTCTGTCATGTTCTCGCTTGCTAGTGTTTGTATGGCTTCGTGAATTTGTTTTATTGTCATTTGTTTTTGTTATCTTCTGCTTCTATGAATAAATCTTTGTTTGACTTGTGGGCTCGCCACTTTGCCCAGTCCCCCGGAGTTGCTACCAATGTTTCTTCTAGGATATTTGTCATATTACTTATTAGCTGTAAATGTAACGCTGCTAGATTCTGTAAATGTGGCAGTTCCATCTTCTCTCTCATCTTCAATTTGTAACTTCAACTTAGTATCAAGATCCTGAGCTTCTTTAGAGTATGTCCATTTCTTTCGAGGGACCATAACAAATGTACCTAGCTCATTCTTTTCAAGCTTTTTACCTTCTTCTTCCATCAATTGCTCAACAAGCTTTTTCTTTGCATCAACCTGTTTCTTAATTTCCTTCTCTTGCATCTTTAGTTCTGCGTATTCTGTATATATATTTTCCATTTTATTTATTGTTAGTTGTAACTTCTTTAGTATACAAAAAAATAGTGCTTACCGCAAGCACTATTCATTATCTTTTCCCCATCTCTTTTTAGCCATGTTTTGATAGAACTCTTTACCTCTAGGGTTCTTTTCGTGGCTCTTCTTAGCAAGCATACTCATGTACATGCTTATTGCTTTGTCGTTGTCTGATTTTGCCATTCTGTGTAATCGTTAGAAATCTCCTCTGCTACTAATAGTATATCTTCTTTTAATTTGTCTAATTCCCAATCGCGCATTTCCCTATCGAATGATTCTATTTTGCCTGTCAGCCCAAGTTCTCGTGTAGTAGCTTCTAATGTGTGACCATCGAACTCAACACTCTTCTTCTTGAATTCAGTCTCAAGCCACTGCAGCGTAACTATAGGGTTGTATGATCCGTACTCTAGTTTAACCATAAGTGTGTACCATACTAATTGTTTGTGCTTCCGGACTTTTACAGCGTCCCATGGACACTTACCTTGCTTAGATAGATGACCAGTTTTGATCTCCACGATCTTTAATGTGTCTTCAGTGAAGCCATCAAGATACCCTAATAACGGTAATCCTTCCGTTAGTACCACCTTTAGTCTTTTCTCTGCTGTTTCGTACTTCTCGACACCCTCAATAACCTCCTCTCCATTCTCAAGTTTTTCTGCAATCTCTTTACCAAAGATTGTCTCCGCTGTTTCAAAGTGAAAGTCTTTCTCATAGTATTTTTGTCTAAAGTTTTTCTTGCTAGACTTCCACATTGTGTAAGCACTGTATGAAATGTAGCCACTTGGTAAGTTGTATTGCATGTAGTTATAGTAGCACTTGCATGTGCTCACCGCAAGTAGTATACTAGGGGAGCTATGGAAACATGGCATTAGTAAATAATAATAAATATATGTCAGAGAAAAATGACTTCGTAAATTACAAAGAGCAAACACTAACACGTCCACGAGACGCAGCGTGGGGAAACTGGAAAAGCTGGACAGATAAAGTAGGGGAAAATGTACAAGGGTACGTTGCCGATGCTTTCTTCCGACCAGAAGAACATCGAGCAGATGGAACATTGTCCTTCCGATCACAACGAGGACTTACTATCAAACAAGTTGATGGAGTACTTATTAACGTAGGAGTAAAAGATTTGGCTTTCGTTCTAGCAGCTACAGATAATCTACGAGTAGGAGATCCACTTACAATTGAACTTACAGAAATCAAAGCACCGGCAGAAAAAGGAATGAATGGAGCAAAGATTTACAGTTACTTCGGTAAGAACCTAGACGAAAACAAAGATGCTAAAACTGTTAAAGAATTAACAGATGAAGATCGAGCAGATGGAGGGTCTTCAGCACCGGAAGAAGACACGCTAGAAGCAGTTGCAGAAGATATTAATGTTGTTGTAGACAATCAAGCGTTCTAACTCAACTTAACTTTCCTAATAGAGATTTCTAAAGCCTCGCTTTCAGTGAGGCTTTTTCTTTTAGAAACATCGTCTCTGTGAAAGATAAAGTTGTTAATAGGAATTAAATAAAAAGTTTTAGATCCATTATATAGGATCACCACGAAGGCCGGTGCATTGCTGAAACAGAAACAGTCAAAAGGTTTGTGGCCTGATGATTCGTCACTGATCTTATACACTAATGTTCCATTGGTTGCTGCAAGGAGTGCATGTTCCTGATGCTCAGGTAAGTTCCTGTATGGGAATGGTCCGGTAGTTTGCTTCAGTTCATAGGCGCCTGTTTTCTTATAGATGTTGCGACACCATGAGTTGAACCTTGCATTGAATTTAGCTTCTTTCTTCTGCATATATTGTATATTTATTGTTTACTGCAAAGATTTATACAGAATCACTATATATCCGTTCGCTAAAGTCTTCTTTATTTTTAATAGATTTGTATACCGCAACGTCAATCTCCCCTGCTAGTAAGTGAATGTATAGATTCTTCTTAATAGCATTAGCTCTCTGTATTCTCCCAATTGCCTGTGTGTAGTTCACAATAGAGTAATCTAATGAAGCAAACACCATTACAGGGAAGCTTGGTAGCTCATACCCTGCGCTTACTTGAGACTGCACTACAATTATACAATTATCTGATTCTTCTGCATCTTTGATCACTTGCTCTCTGTTCTTAGTAGAACCCTGTAGTGTTAGCACCTTGTAATCTGAAAGCTCTTTTTTGATGTCTGCAATCTGCTGTGTGAACTTAGCAAAGATAACCATTTTAGGAAACTCTGAAGCAAGTTCTTTTATTATGTCAGTTTTATTGCATTTAAATGCTTCGGTCGCAGAGAATTCGTCCCCCTTCAAAACTCCATTCTCTATTTGGTGCCTCTTGCCAGTAAGAACTAATGGATCCGGGAATTCTATTGCAATCTCTCGTAGCCGTTTTTTCTGTACGTCTGTTGTTCCGACACTGTAGTCCTTGTATATCTGCTCAGGCACATCAAAATAGTCCTCTAGTCTCCCTGTGTATCCTAAAGTTTGTACAGCTTGCCCTAGTCTTTCTTTCAGTGCGTCCTTCACGATGAAGAATGACCTGTATCCTTTCTTTACTTCAAAATAGAATGTGTCCCTGAACTCATAGAAATTCCATTTGACACCCAATAGTTTAGCTAGGCCATATACACACATGGGGTTTCTTATAGGTGTAGCAGTTAGCATATACACGTTCTCAGGCTTCCTTTCAGCAATGTATTGTTCCAGCTTCTCATAGATGGCACTAGTCTTTGGTATTGGTCGTTTGTTCTTCCACTTAACGTCAGGCATCACGCCTGCAAGTTGGTGGGCCTCATCTCCTATAATAGTTTCGTAATATTTACTAGTGTTAAATTTCTTTAGCCGGAAATCCTCTTTAGATATTACATCTACATCTCTATCAATACCACACTTCTCGAGGTTCTTCTCCCACACACGATCATCTCGTACAGTCTTTGGGCAGATTACAAGTGTCGGTCCTGATGCAAGGTGCAATGCTGTGATTGTCTTACCTGATCCAGTGCCAAGAAAAAGGCCAGCTCGATGCTTGCCCTCGTCTACGATGTCTTGTTGATGCTTATAGAGTTTCATATTTTTTTATTAGAGAACACCCTGTAACTCTTTCCATAATATATAATAAAAAACCAATCGTCTTTTATACGATCTGTTGCCTTTCTCGTTTCATACACAAACCCTAGTACCCAAATGTTCCTAATGTTTATAGGACACTTTCTCCATCTTAAGTTGTACTTCTTACCGTTGATTTTAATAGTTTCGGTTAGTCCTGCTGGGTGTCTGAATTCGTTGTCGATTGTCCAGTTTAGTTTCATGTTTAGTAGTATAGCAACTAGGTATACTTACGGCAAGCTTGCACGATTCTGAGCAAACGTGATAGAATGTATTCATGCAATTTAATAAAGTATTCGAAGATTGGTTATCAACCAATAAAATAACGGACGGTATTCAACAGGAATTTTCTTTATCTTTCAATGACAACATAGTCATCCCTGTACATGATGCTGATGGTACTTTCGTTTTTAATAAGTACAGACGCTCTCCCCTGTCAGATGTAGGCCCTAAATACACTTACGATAAGGGGGGCAAGGTGACACTCTATGGGTGGTGGAAGGCCAAAACACATAATACAATACTAATTACAGAAGGTGAGAAGGACGCACTCGTGGCATGGTCTCATAACATACCTGCAGTTACTTCTACTGGCGGAGCAATGAGCTTCCAAGAAGAATGGGCTGATCTACTTAAAGATAAAGAAGTGATTATCTGTTTTGACAACGATGAAGCAGGAGCTAACGGAATTGTGAAGGCTCTCCAGTATCTACCAAACGCTAAAGTATTATTGCTTCCGGAAAAAGCAAACATGAAAGACATTTCTGACTATGTTGTATCAGGTGGAGACTTACATGAACTAATAAAAACTGCGAGAAGTTACACTGGTATTTCTGATGTGTCTGATGATCGAGGGTCTCGTATTGCGCTATTCAAAAGTATTTTCTTTCATGAAGCTTACATAAAAGCTCATACAAAAATCGCCCCCAAGAATGCACCATTTAAATCATTTGCCTCTGATGATGTTACTAGAGCCAAAGAGTACCCGATGACAAACCTACTTGCTTTCAACAGAAATAAGATAATCTGCCCTTTCCACGCGGGAGGAAAAGAAAAAACACCCTCCTTCAATTATTACCCGGAAACAAATACTGCCTACTGCTTCGGCATGTGTGGAAAAGTATTCGATAGTATTGAGGTTTATAAGTCTATGCACAGTTGCTCATTTAAAAAAGCGGTTGAAGAATTAAACGATCTACAAATATGAAACTAGCAGAACTAAAAAAAGTGATCCAAGAGTATCAGTATTTTGATGACACTAATGTGATAGATGCAACGCTTTCTTCTATTATTGCGAATAGATTAAAAATAGGTGATCCGGTATGGCTTATTGTTATAGGAGCTTCTTCTGGAGGAAAGTCACAAATTATTCGTCCCATTACACAATCAGATAATGGTTTCATGCACCAAGTAGACGATATGACTGAAAATACTTTCTTGTCAGGAGCAAAGTTAAAAGGAGGAGCTGAAGCATCACTGCTTTTGCGAGAAGATGGTATCGGAAAGCATGGAATGATCTCTATTTCCGACCTCACAATACTTTTAAGTAAGTCTGGAGACGCAAGAGCTGTTATTATGTCGCAATTCAGAGCATTATTTGATGGAGAAATGACAAAACACTCCGGAAACATGGAAAAACCTTTACACTGGGAGGGTTATTTGGGAGTTATCGCAGGATCAACACCGTCTGTCTACACAAAATTTGAAGAGTTCTCTGATTTAGGAGAAAGATTTATTTATTACAGAATGAAAGAGTTCAGCGCAGAAAAAGCCACTAGCCTTGCATTATCTCGTACATTATATGGTTCAGAGCTTAATGACAAACTATCAGAAGCATATTTACAATACACAAAATCGGTTATACAGACATATAAGGGCAATGATATTGACTTGACTGTACCTGATGAAGTTAAAGAAAGACTTATAAACATATCAGTATTTGCTGAGACTGTTCGAACTGCTATACAAAAAGATTGGAAAGGGGAGCATATTAATAGAATACCTGTTCCTGCGTACCCTATGCGTGTTGCCTTGCAGTTGATTGGTATTACTAAAGCATTTATGCTAATGCAGTTTCATGAGACAGGCTCAACTACATTAAGCCAGGATCAATTAAATACACTGGATTGGATCGGCTACTCTCTAGCTAATGAAGAAAAAAGAGCTTGCCTCAAAATATTAGCAAGTGCTACTTTTACCTCATCTCTGTCAACTCAAATTGTTGCTGATGAGATTGGACTAGAAACAGAAGTTGTCAACACTTTTTTACAAAATCTTACTGCGGTTGGTATTTTAAGTAGAAGTGGTGCTAGCAATTCTCTCGGTTGGTCTTTCAAGAATGAAAATCACTATAACCTTGTTCGTAGAATTGAAACTATTGAAAAGGTTATAGAGTATGATGAAAGAGAACTTACAAATGAAGAGTCTAGTATGATTGAAATGGCATCTGAAGAATCTTTCCGTAAATTAGATTTTTAGTCTCGGCCTTCCTCTGCCCTTGTGGAATTTTATTTCGTAACCTTTACTTCTTAGTATTTCTACCCAGCGCATTATCGTTGATCGTGATTTTCCTGTCATCTCTGCAACTTGCGAGGCCTCTAGCCCATGATCATTAATCAGTGGAATTATTTCACTGATTTTTTCTATTTCTATGTTTTTTAGCATGTGTTTTTTGTTTAGTTGACAATTCTGTTCTTATTTGTTACCCTGTACCTATTAGGCACAGGTGATAACTAAAGTATATTTTTCTTTTATTGCATTTATTTCTCTGCAATCTGCGCTTCGTTTATTCGTGTTTGATAAGCTCCCTGTGTTTTTTTCTTTTTATTTATACAAACGCATTTATCCAGTATGGTTAAGCGCTCGCAGTCCTTGCATTTTCGTACTTTTTCCATATTATTTATTCTCGTAGTGTTAGTTCTCGCTCGATCTCTAGTAATAACCCTAGTTTGTCTGTGATACGTCCATTTGTACCCTTCTCAATGTCCGCTGTAAGCTCCTCACGCTGTTGCAATAGCTGTTCGTCTGTTTGGTCTGTGTCCATATTAGTTACATTTACTATTAAGGTTTTCTTCAACATATTTCTCCACTTCATTCAATTCTTCAGGGCTAACAGGTTTTTCGCTCTCTATCTGTAGCAAGTTGCCGTTTATTGTGTCTACTTTGTAGCTGTAAATACTTGTATGTTCGTTGTTTTTTACAGTGATATTGTAGTAAAAGATTGTGTGGACTATTTCGTGGTTGATATTCATATTAATATTTTTTAATTTGTTCTGCTATTAATTCAAACACTTCATCTCGCATTGTCTCCAGCAATTCGTCATATTCTGCATCGTGTACATCAAAATATGTCTGTTGCTCTTTTGTAAGTAGTGTATAAATATCGTCATCAATATTATTTCCGATAGTGTTCCAGAATTCCTCTATTGCGTACCCGTATAATTCTGTCGCTAGATTATTTAATTGCTCTTTTTTAAGTGGTATTTTTAACATGTTCTTGGTGTTAGGTTCTGTTTGTAATTCTTTTTCTAGATCTTCAATTCGTTCTATAAGTTCACTTGTTCCCCCTGCGTTGTAATCTGTCATATTTAGTATTTATGTTGGTTAGTGTCTATTAACTAGTTAAATAATCGTGTAAATCTACGCCATCAAATTCTTTTGGTAAGCCGTCATACATATCTTCGATGCTAAAGAAGTTGCCTTGTTGTTCTTGTACTTCACCGTCTTCATCATATATGGTAATACCGTATGTTTCACCGTTTGCATATGCTGTATATGTTTCAAGTTCCGCATCTATAGCACTGTCAAAATCTTTTGTTTCTGTTCCTGTTCGTTCTAGCGTTTTTTTTGTCACGATGTAAAAACCGCAGTTGCTTGAATCAAAACCGCCAGCAGTTCCACGAGAGTATTTTACGTTCCCATGTTCGTAACGGTATACAGGTTCAATATAAACAATGTCTTTATATTCTGCTTTGATTAGTTCCATGTGGTTCTGCGTGTCTGTAGCCTCTTCCGCTGTACGTTCCATGATGTTCTGTAGCTCCTCGTTTGTATCGGGACTTTCGTAGCTTTTTTCTTTTGTAATGAAGTAGCCTAAATTCCCATCTGTATATTCCTCGTCACGTGGTGAGAGTGCAAATTGATCGTGCCATACTTCGATTCGGTTCTTCTCTTCCGTTGTTGTTTTGGTGTATGTAAGTTTCATAGTTATTTTGTTATGTTGCTGAGCTCTCTTTTGTAATAGTCTTTACTTACTGTCGCAAATTTATGCTCTCCGTAGCCTATGCAGTAAAGTGTTTTTGTTGTTTTGGTATAAATACCGTATACGTTTGTATATTTCCACATCTTGTAGCCTTTGTTCGCTCCTTGCGTGATTAGTTTCATTGTTTTGCTGTAATCCATATTTAGCTTGTTACGTTTGCGTGAGTAATGTCGCCTTGCTTGCTACGTGTTCCGCATACCTTGCACGTGTGTGCGTGGTTTGAACACCATGTGGACGCTTCGCACGTCCAGTAATGTTTTTTGCATGTAGTCATATTTTTTATTTATAAGTGATGTTGCTAAATTCTCCGGTTTTTAAATCTTCAATTTCCTGCTTTAGATCATCTTCAAATACTGTTGTTGTTATTTTTCTGCTTCCCTTGTTAGCTTTTACAATATAAAGCTTCCCTTTGTTTTGTTTTTCAAATGCCATACATTTTATAATTATTTTATAAAACTGTTATTTCTAACAGTATGCAGGGCTCAAAAATCACTTTTAAGCCCTGTAACTGTTCAAATACTTACTGTTTCGGTTCTAGTCGCTCTTTTGCTGTTGTTCTGTCTTTTATCAAGCTGATCTCTTTCAAAAAACTCTTTTTTGTTCCTCTAAATCCTTGTAATGTATTCATATTACTTATTTTTATTTATTAATTCTGATACTGCGTAATTGTCGTATATTTTGAACCGGTGCCGTTTCATTGCCTCCTTTATAACTACGTTTACACCTTGCCCTGCTCCATCAAATTCAAGCTCGTACTTTTTAGCTAGTGCATTGGCTAGTGCATGAGACTGCTTACAATAACCGCCACCGCCTGCACGTGCTAGTACAGTGTCGCTGTAGCCGTCAAATGCTGTTACATTCCCTGCTGTACTGTATTGCAGTGTAATGATGTCTGCGCCGTCCACGTATAGAGGATTAATAATGTAAAAAATGCTGTAATTGCTGTTGTATTGTTTATTTTTTGTCATGTTTATTTATTATTTCTTACCTGTCTTGTAATGGCTTACTCACCTGTTTCGTGCCACCCAGACCACGGAATATTACTTTGGGTACGATACACCTTAGTGCCTCGTTTGAGTGGCAGAAAACAAGTGAGTAATTTATTATTTAGTTATTTAGCCATCTGTTATAAATAATGTTGTAATTTGTATTAGTTAGTTCTGATAGTTTTTCAAATACTCGCTCTCGTATAACGCTATCATTTACTCCCAGTAGGAAATAAATGTATTGTTCTTGGTTTATTACTTCTTCAAATGTTAAATTTTCTGTAATTTCTTGCCCCATCTCGTCCGTTTTATATTCATTTGTGTACCAGTCTTTTATTTTCATGTTGCGTTTTGTTTGTTATTTGTTCTACCTCTATATAATATACTATTTAATGTATTAATGCAAGCGCTTTTGTTGTTTATTACTTCATTTTGTGGATAACTTCTAGCATTGCGCCATGAATTATTCTTATCGTCAATCATGCTTATTTTGTGTTTTTTTTATTGTAGCGGGTGCTTTGTGCGATGTGATGGTTTCTATTAATTACAATATTTTGTATTACTTCCCTCTTCATAGGATTTTGATTGCGTAACTTTGTGCTCTTGCGATTGGTGCGACGTTGGGCGATCTCTTGTTGCGATACAGCACAAAGACTTGGTGCGTTGACTTTTTGTGATGTGCGTTGACTTTTGTGATGTGCGCATTGTACAATTGAAGTTATAATGGAATTACCTAAGAAAAAACAAATATACAAGAAGACATCGTCACACGCTAAGATTGGCCCTATAACGACTTTAGTGCGTGAAACTAGGCGCGAGTACCCTGATGAGCTGCAAAATGGCGAGTATGTGCGTGGTAAGGGTGGCTGGGGGGATGAGAACCCTGAAGACTTCACATTGACAACGTACGAGAATGGTTGCACGAGGTACGAGAACACTAAGACAGGTCGCCTGGTGCTACGTACTCCGAAAGGCAAGATAATGAAAGGCTCTATCCTTAGCCCTGCTGGCAGGGGACCTAACACCAAGAACATGTCGACTATCCTGCGTGACGCTATCGCGCAAGTTAGTGAAGGAGACCCTATGAAGAGGCAAGAGAAGATAGTACAGAAGGTGTTGGATATGGCAGAGGCAGGAGACAAGGACATGGTGAAGCTTATATGGGAGTACATGGATGGTAAGGCAGTGCAACGTGTGGACCACACCAGTGATGGTGATGCCATTAACCCTATGAGCAAGGAGCAGTTAGATAAGCTGGACAACATGTTCGATGAGACCAAGGTGAAGTCTAGAGAGGTGCATGTTGCTGAGACAGAGGAGAGTGGCACGACCTTGAGAAAAATTTAGAGCGTAAGATTACGGAGATGAGCGTTGTGCGTGGGCGTTGACCACGTCTCGAGGGTTGCTGTGTGGGTGGGGGGGGGTGGCGTCTGACCCCTTGGGTTTCTCTGTGGGTGGGTGTGGGGGTGGCGCCAAACATATCAATCAAAAATTAGCTTTTAGTCCACAACTAAGGCTATTTTTTTATATGTATTGACTAACATCTCTGAGAATGGTGTATTACCTCCATTCCCTTGCATTTTCGGTTGGATATTAGTATAATTGCTCTATCAGTGCATATGCACGATAGAGTGAACTAAACTATCTTTTTTCTTTCTTTATTGTTTTTAGGGCTTAACAGAGCCATATTTTCCCTAAAAAAACCCCCTCAGAATACGTACGTACAGATATAGCGAAAGTCGGTGGCTCAACAGAGCCCTCAGAAAAGAGTACGTACAAATATGACCCCTAAATTGACTCTGTCCGTACAAGTTGATATAATGTACGTATGAATAAAGATAACAGGTTAGAAATGAGACTTTCTGAAGAAGATTTGCGGGAAATTAATGATTGTGTCAGCACAGCGGCAGCAACCTTCCTTATTAGCAAAAGAACCAAGACAGATGCCATCATGGCAGCTGTAAGGTATTTTAATAAAGAAAACTAGTATGAATAAGATACAGGCTAAGAAGTTGAAGGAGATTAGCGACATGACGACACAGGAGCGGAAGTATTTGTTATCTAAACCGGATAACTTTGGGTATTTCTTTACGTATTATTTTGTTGATTATGTGAATTATCCTTTTGCTGATTTTCATTATGATATGTTTAGTGACGCATCGGACTTAATTACTGGTGATATTAGAGAGGTGGCATGGATTATGTTTAGAGAGAGTGCGAAAAGTTCTATTGCTAAAGGGCTGTGTACTTTCCTTGCTGCAACTGCATCTAGGAATTACGTGAATGTTGATAGTTATAGTAAGGAGAATGCGGAGCGTATTTTATTTGATGTTGTTTTAGAATTTCAGACAAACAAGAAACTGATCCAGGATTTTGGGCAACTGTACAACGCACAGAAGCAGAGGAATCAGGAGGTGACGCAGAAACGTATTAGTAACTTTATTACTAATAATGGTGTTCGTGTTGAGGCTCATTCTACACAGGAACCAGTGCGTGGGCGATTATCACGTCAATATCGTCCGGATTTCGTTATCTTGGATGATTTTGAGACTGATAAGACTGTTGTTAGTGAGGCTGTTACGAAGAGTATTCGAAACCACATTCAGGAGTTTCAAGGAGGTCTAGCCTCTAATGCTAGTGTTCTCTATCTTGGTAACTATATCTCTGAGTATTGTAATATCCAATGGTTGATTGACAAGGCGAAGGTGGATGATGGTATGAGGGTGAGGAATATGCCCGTTATGATGGATGGTAAACCTACATGGCCGGGGAAGTATGTTCTGTTGGATTCTGACGTAGATAAGAGCATCCTAAACCCTAAGGTTTCTATTGAGACAATACGCAAAAGGTTATCATCCCCAGATGAGGGGGATCGGAGGTTCCAGTCAGAGATGATGAATCAACCTGTGGATTACGCTAATCAGATTTTCCAGAGAGAGATGTTCCAGTCTATATCTTGGGAGGATGTGAAACGGATGTCTACTTCATGCTATGTGACTATTGATACTGCTGTATCTCAGGAGCAGAAGGCTGATTTTACTGGTATTACTATTAATTGGGTTAATGAACAGGGGATGTGGCATTTTAAATCATACAAAGCGAAAATCACACCGACAGAGGTGGTGGATTTGATATTTGGATTACAGCAACAGTATAAGCCTGAGAAGATCGGTATTGAGAAGGGTATGTATACAAGTGTTATTAAACCTTTCTTACAGGAGGAGATGAGGAAGAGAAATATCTATCCTTATATAGTGGAGGTGGACCATCAGAACAAAAAGAAGGAATCCAGGATCGAATGGTTGCTACCAAGGTACGAAAGTAACAGTATTTGGCACATTGAAGGGGAATGTAGTGACTTAGAGTCTGAATTATTGCGTCATCCGGCAAATGTGCATGATGATGTGGCTGATTCTGCGTGTATGCAGACACAAATTGCACAAAGAAGGTACTCAGAGGGGCTTGAAGAGCTAGAAGAGGACCCAATGTATTCAGAAATCGGCATATAAGTTAAAAAAGTGGTATAATATTCATATTAATAGTAAATTTTTATATATATGCCCACAGGAAAAGGAACATATGGATCTAAAAGTGGTAGACCAGCGAAGAAGAAAAAGTCTCTTTTAACAAAAGCAAAAGCAAAGGTTACTAATACAGCAGCAAATATTTTATCAGCACCAGCGCAATTAGTATCTCGGAGACAGATTAGACAGTCAGGAGAGGACGCAAAAGCGATTAAACTAGCTAGAGCATACGATGACTCTCCTTCTATTAAGGCAGCAAAGGCCAGAACAGCAGCAGAGTTCGCCAAGGACAGAACTAAGAAGAGATCAGAAAAATTACGTAAGGCACATGTTAGAAAGAACAAAATAGTAAATTACAGAAAACCTTCTAAACTTAAATTAGAAAACGAAGCTAGACGACGGGCATTAGATAAGCGGATAGCAGCAAGAAAGAAGAAAAACAAATAGACTATGATAAGTAAAACAACTAGAGATAAAATAAAAGCCCAAGCCCAGTTTGAAATCGACTTTTCCCGAAAACATAAGCAGGGGAAAATATTTACATGGCAGAAGAATGAAGACCAGTATTATGCTGTGAAGACTAAGAGTGATGGCTCAAGAGCCAATGTAGAACTTGCGCGTATGCAGGAGTTTGTTAATACTCTGCTATCTAAGATTGATGCGGCACTGAAATTTACCTTTACTAAGAGGAAGGACGCACAAAGACAGAGGGTGGACAGGTTGAACTCTTTAAGAGAGTTTGATGCGAACAGGGATAACTGGGATCTGAAGGATCTTGTTGGAAAGAAACAATGTATTCTTTATGGACGAGCTATCTATGCTTATTCTGCTGATTCACACATGGGATATACACCGCATCTAGACAATGTGGATGTTTATGATTTCTTGGTTGATCCTTCTGGGGGAGGAATTGATTTGGAGAACGCGATGTTCATGGGGCGATATGGCGTTGTAAAGACTAAGAAGGACCTACAGGACAACAAGAATATGTATATTGCATCTGAAGTTAATGATTTGCTACGAGGTGACGGTAACTCAGGCGAGACTACACAGGAGGAGACTAATAAAGAGAATCGAACATCTCTACAGAGAGTTGGTGATTCTGATAAGGAGATTGGTGATCCTCAGAAATATAAGTTCTGGGAGTGGTATACAACATATGAAGGGGAGCGATACTACTTACTTCTATGTGAGCAGGGATCTAAAGCTATTAAGGTGGAGAAGCTTAAGGATGTATTTGCAAATGACATGTGGCCGTTCTGGACATATGCAGCATTTATGGATCTTACAGAGTTCTGGACTCCTTCACACGCTGACTATGTTAGAGAAATCTTCATGGCACAGTCTGTGAACATCAATCAAATGCTTGATAATGCAGAGCAAATTAATAAACCACAAAAGATTGTTGATGTTACAGCATTAGAGAACCTGGCTGACGTTAAGTATAAAAGAGGTGGTGGTGTGATTAGAACTAAGGGTGGTGTGGATGCACAGAAGGCTATCCAGTTCGTTCAGACTCCTTCTATCAATACACCAATACAGGTGTTTGATGTACTGGAAGCTATCCAGGAGAAAGCACTTGGTGTTACAGCCGGTGATAAGGGAGTAGCGGATCCAGATGGAAAAGCTACTATTTACGAAGGAAACCAGGCTAATACAGCAAATAGATATGGTCTATTGAATAAATCATACGCATTCGGATATAGAAGATTTTCTGCTCTGTACGAGAATGGTGCGCGAGAACACTTGGTTAAGGCAGTAGCTGTGGACATTCTTGGTCCGGATGGAGTTGATGTTGTTATGATTAAAGGGAGTGATATCTTCAAGAAGAATGATAAGTTTGGGATTATCGTTGAGGCTACAGACGCAGAGGCTCAGTTAGATCTTGCCAAGAAACGACAGAAAAATAATTTTCTTCAAGCTCAGATTCAAAACCCTGCGATTAATCAGACAAAGCTAACAGAGATGTCAGGTTTGATTGCTGGATTTTCTGATGAACAAATGAGAGAATTACTAGATGTATCTGATTTTGGAGATGCTAAATTAATGTCAGATGCGGAGAGGGATATTGAGAGAATCCTTGAGGGAGAAGATTTCCTACCTAATATGCGCGCTAATGCAGCATATAAGCAAAGATTTGTGGATTACTTCATTGATCATGAGGAAGACTTCAAACCAGAAACATTCTCAAGATTTACTCAATATATTGAGAGTCTGAACCCTATTATCATCGCAAACACTGTTCGAGACTTAGAAGCAGAACAGTTGAAGGTACAGGCTGAACAGATGGCACTTGCTACAGATCCTAATGGAATGGTGCGAGGAGGTGACAATCCTTTGGATGGGGGGAATGGGAGCGCTCCACGTCCAAGACGGCAGATAGAGGAAACTCCTAGAGAAATTACAAGTAATAATATAAATGGGAATGGATAAAATATACACGTACGAAGTATCAAAGACACACAAAAAAGACCCGTCTTTGTCAATCGTTAGAAAAAGTGGAATTACTGCAGAATTTACTTTGCAGCAATTGATTAGTGAGCGTCTTACTATGGACAAAAGAGTTACAGAACTCGAAGGTCAGAAGAAAATTAATGACGCTATTGTTAAAAATATTGAACAACACCATCCTGAAGTTATGAAAATGAGCGAGGAGGCTCGTCATTATGCTGCGATATACAATAAAGCTGTAACCGACCAGGAAAAGGTTAATGGAGTATTGAAAGCTTATAAGAAAGCTTTGAAGGAAGATGACGAAGAGAAGAAGGTAATCGCTGACGTTGTTGGCTACACAGAATATGCCAAATAGCGAAAACGAAGAGATTAAGGACGATATTGCTGGTTTTAAAGAGATTAATGCTGTGGCTTTGTCTAAAGGGGGTAGGAAAATCATCTCAGGATTAAGAGAGGATATACTTTCTACAACTCAATCCTTGACTCGTAACTATAAGATAGCAACACATATGGAGCTTGTTGCTCTTTGTGCTGATTTGGACGCTAAATTGAGCGTCTACAATGTACTGACTAATACACAGAAGAATATAGCAGCACTTGAAGATATTCTTGAGCTAGAAGAATAACACATCGTTGGGTGTGTCTTCTTCTTTATTTGGGTCCCCCATTCGCCTGATTAAAGAAGAAGACACACCTAGTGAGAATTGTCATTAGGTAAGTTGTAGGGTATAATTATTAACAACGAAGATAAACTCGGTCAAGTTTATCAGAGAGGCACTTACCTCTCTTTAATCAAAAAGGATATTATGTTAAAAGAAGAAATTACTCAATCGGAAGAGGAAACAAAAACTCCGGACATAGCGGAACCAGTAGTGGAAGCTGAAGCTCCTGCTGAGGAACCAAAAGAAGAGGTTACTATTAAGGATGTTGTTGGTGAACAACCAGAAACACCTAAACATAACTCTAAACCTGAATCAGTTCCTATTGATGTTTTTATAGACATGAAGAAAGAATTAAAAGAAGAGATCAGAAGCCTTAAAAAAGATTTTGACTCTAAAGGTTCAGTTACATCTGATCTAAATATGAGAGATTTAGCATCTAAGCATGATGTTAGTGAAGACCTTGTTGCTGATCTTGCAAACGCAATTGAAAGCAAGACTGTTGGAGCTTTTGAAGAAAGATTCAAAAGCATCGAAGCTAAAGATAAACAAAAGGATGTTAAAGCAGCTCTTGATAAACATTTTGCGGAAGCAATTGAAGAGATGCCAGAATATAAAGATATTGTGGCTCCTGATGTTATCAAATCATTAGCACTAAAAGCCGAGAACCAAGATAAGACATTTTCTCAACTTATCGAGGAGACATATAGCAGAGCGATTACAGGGAAACGCACTGTGGAAAGTACAACACCCAGAGGAGGACAAGATCCTCAGACAGTTGATATCAAAAAAGCTCAGACTGATCCTGCTTACTTTAAAGAGGTAATGGCTGACCCAGATCTAAAAGCCCAATATAATGACGGCATAGAGAACAGAATCAACTTCTAAACTTGAGAATGGGGTTATAATAACCTTACAATAAAATGGCATTAAATGACTTCCAAGAGAAGTATGATAATTCATACCAAGAAATTTTTCAAAAAACTCTTGTTTCAAAACCAATTGCGAACTCACGTTTCATGTCTGACCTAACTTTCGGAGAATCTCTAGAGCGATTTGCTTTCGACATCGACGCAGTTAAAGTTAGAAGTGTTACACGAGGAGCAGCTTCAACAATTGATACAGTTACTGATTCAACAGAGTTGATTCAAGTAAATATCGAGGAAGAAGCAACATTCCACCTTTCAGACGGTGAAATGACACAAGCGGGACCACTTAGTCCTGGAGAAGTTATCGGAGGAAAAGTAGCTAAAAAAGTAGCTATTAGTCTTGACGGTAAATTCTTTGACGAAGTTACAAACGCAGATTACACATTTGATAATGGTGATCTTACAACACTAACATCTACAGGAACTGGTATTACTCTAAGTAATACAACTGTTCCTCAGATGGTTGCTCGAATGAGCGCTAAGCTAAAATACAGGAATCAAGTTGATTCAAGTAACATGGCTTTGGTTGTTGATTCTTATGCAGCATCAGATATTGAAGAATATCTAATGAGCAAGAACATTGACATCGCAGCAGCAACATTTAAAAACGGATATGCAGGACCTGTTAAGGGTGCTAAAATGTATGTTTCTGAAAACCTAAAGTCTACAGCAACTCTTACATTCACAGATGTGAACGTAGCAACAAAAACTGTGACTATCAACGGTGTAGTTTTCCTATCAAAAGCAACTCCAGCAGTAGCAGGAGATGTGGATGTGCATGCTTCAACTGAAGAGGGAGCAGCTACAAACTATGCAGCAGCTATCAACAACTCTGAAAACCTAGACGCTTCAGAAGTTGGAACACTTTACTGCGAACTATCAACAGCTGATCGTGCTGTTCTAGATAACGCACGAGTAGTAGCAACAGTAGACGGTGCAGCAATTAATATCACAGCTTCAGGACGACTTATCGTTGCAGAAGATGAAACTAACGCTTCATGGTCAACACCTATCCTTCACGCTTACTTCGGAAAGCATGGAGCAATCGACATGGTTACACAAGACGTGTCACCAGTTGACGTGAGAAAAACTGCAGATCGAAGAGGATCAAACATCTTCTCATCATATCTTGCAGGTATCAAATCATTTGCCGATGGTACAAAACAATTCTTAGACGTACACATTGTTTAAAGATTACCCAATAACCCCTTGTGGGTTGGGTGGAGAGGATGGTTAAGTCATCCCCTCCACTCAGCCTAAAATGGTTGAATTAATAAACTTAACTTATTAAATATGCAAATTACAAAACAATGCTTCACTTGTGAGGTTGAACATACACCAGAACACACAGCACTTAAACGCAATAAAAACTTCTTTTGCTCTAAGGAGTGTTACTGGAAATCTATACGCGGAGTCAAATTATCGAAAGAACATGCACAAAAGATTTCTGATGGACAGAGGGGTCGGGTGTCACCTATGAAAGGAAAACACTTTAATCATAAAGATGCGACGAAAAGAAAGATTAGTATTGCCAATAAGGGCAAGATTCGCGCTCGAGGTAAATATGCTAATAATTGGAGGGGAGGAGTTACTTCCCAGAAGGATATCTGCCTAAAGTGTGGTCTTGAATATATAGGAATTGTAAATCGGAAGTTTTGTTCTAAGAAGTGTGCATTGCAATCTTCCCAGAGAACTGAGTCGATTATTAAGACAGGAAAGATTAATGGTAATATTTATACCGACCCTATAGACAGGATTATAGCGACTAAGTTTAGTGACTATAGGAATGGTGCGAATAAACGAAACAAATCATTCGATATCAGTAAAGAACAATTTTCGGTTTTAACAAAAAAAGATTGTACTTATTGTGGGGATGAATGTGCTATGGGTGTCGATAGGCTAGATTCAAAGATTGGGTATACTGTCGAGAACTCTGTACCCTGTTGCAAGCGCTGTAATTATGCAAAACACATTATGGACCTCGATGAATTTAAGGTTCATATTGCTAAAATTTTTAATCATTTAATATAAAAACTATTATGATGGGTGCCTCAACAATCGCAGACTTTGAACTCTTTATGGACGACGGTACAGAACTGTCTACTACTGAGGAGTATCGACTATATAATAAAATCTATCACGAGGTATGTGATTCAAAGGACTGGGAATTTTTAAGGAAGGAATTTACTGGAACTTTAACAAGTGATTACGTTTTATTACCAGACGACTTTTCTCATGTGTTGATGAATCATAATGATGATAGATATGCTAATACTCCTGTTGTATATGTTGGTGCAAATCGTCAGCCGTATAAAATAATTTCTAAAGCTGATCGGTCTAACTATACTGATCAAGATGGTTTTTGCTTCGTTGATTTAAAGAATAGTAAAATAATCTTTACAAAGACTCCCACATCAACTGCAGTAGTGTTTGATTATCAGTTTGTTCCAGATGATGTAACTGAATCTACCGAACCAGTTATTCCTTCAAGGTTTGTTCCTGTAATTTATCATGGCATGTGTGCGGATGACTTTATCATTCAGCAATCTGATAAGGCTAAGTCTTATAGGAATCAAAATGTTGCTCGATATAAGGATTACCATGATTCCCTGACAATGTGGAATAGTAAATTCGCTTCACTCTAATATGACTAATAAAGAAATAAAAGCCTTCATAAGTGGAACTCACAACCTGATTCAGGATGACCTTATCCCTGATGATGCTGCTTCTGATTCTCTTGGTTGGTTAACTAAAGATGGAAGAATTTCTTTGATGTATGGTCGTGCAACTGTCGGTGGTGACGGTGCTGCAGGAAAAAGTTACTTGGAACATGCTGGCTATAAAGTAGACGGTACTGCGGTTAGGTTTAAAAAGGTTGGTACTACTATTCAGACTCTAGTTGGTTCTACATGGACTAATGTTATTACAGGGCTTACAGAGACAGCAGATTACGTAGCTTCTAACTATCAATCGTTAGCTGGAGCTTTTGTATACTTCTATGGTGTTGATGGAATATATAAGGTTTGTACCGCAAATCCTACTTCATTTACTTCTTTATACGTAGAAGACACAAACTTTAAAGGATTTGGGTTTGTCGATCAGGCACGTACTATTTTATGGGGTAGAGAAAAAGACCCTACTGGTTTTTATGGTTCATACATTGACGGCCAAGACGGGGATGTGTACACAACTATTACAGATGAAGCACTAGCAAATGTTGCGACAGGAACATTAGGGTTTAAAGCAGGAGGAGCAACACGAACAAGTTTTGGTCTTGTTTTAACTGTAACAACGTCAGGACAAGTTTTTACTGATGATTTTAATGGTGTTCTTTCAGGAGATTCAGGAGGAACAGGGACAATTAACTATACTACTGGCGAATTTATTACTGATGACACAGGTGCAGGTATCGTTACTTATCAATGGGAGGACAGCAACTCTAATGGGGTTACAGATTTTACAAAGTCATCACCGCGTCAGCCAGGAGAAGGATTTGTAATTCGACAAGATGCTGGTGGAGATAAGATTCAGACTGTGATTCCTTATGACGGATTTTACTTTTCTATGAAGGATAACTCTTGTTACAAGTTATCTATTGCTACTGCCGATGATACTATCAATAATGAAATTTTTAGAACAGATATTGGTGTGCCGACTTTGCGATCTGCGATTGGCACAGGTGTTGGGATTGTGTTTATGAATACAGCTAATCAATCTAAGCCTCGTTTGAATATTATTGAGAGAAATCCACTTGGAGACAACTTTGTGAATAAGGACTTATTTTCACATTTTAAGTTTGAAAACTACACATACGATGATGTTGCTTTAGAGAACTGGGATAGATATGTTGTGATTGCTTGTCGTGAAAATTCTAATGATAATAACAGGATTCTTTTATGCAATGTTAAGGATAATACTGTTGATTCAGTAGGGTATACGGCCAGAACTTTTACAAAAGACAACGGTATTTTATATGCCGGTGATTCTGTGTCCACTGCCACTTATGAGCTATTTACTGGTTTTGATGATCTGGGCTCTACTATATCTAACTTCTGGGAGTCAAAAGAAGAAGATTATGGGCAAAATAGTTTGAAGAAGACAAAGAGGTATCGGTTCCGGGGGAGAATCGCTCCTGATCAGGTTATCAGTGTGTATATTGGACTAGACGGAGGGGGAACACAGTTAATTGGAACTATCCGAGGGGATGGTGGATATGTTGATGCTGGTTCTTCTCATGCAGTTGGTTCATACATGGTTGGAACCGAACAAGTTGGAGGGGATACAATAACCACTGTAGGTAACTATTACTTAGAAATAAAGATTAAAACTGCCAAGTTCCAGGGACGAAAACTTAGGTTTGTCGCTGATGGTCTTGGATATTTTGATATGGAGAGTATTGAGGATTTCGACATCTGGGAATATCAAGATAAAATCCCATCTAAGTACCGGCAAAAACAGAATGTCGCTCTTGACTGAGAGTCAATTAATTTGTCGAACCCAGAAGTTTAAGGTATAATTATATTAACAGAGAGAGTGGGACTTAATTTTAAAATAAATCAATGTCAGAGCAAATAAGAAAAGTCGTCGCTGATTTCAACACCAGCCTGAGTACCAAAGTAGAGGTGGCAGGTACAACTTTCACACTATCTTCCGCAACGGACGACGATAGTGTTGTTTTGGCTGATGGCGACTACTGTTTCACAGTTAATAACGAATCTTCCAACAAAGAATACTTTGTGGGTACTTTAGATGGGTCAACTAAGATTGTTACAGCCGTCAAGACTATTACAAGACAAGGAGCTGAATCTTCTGGTGCAGCTCGCGAACACCGAGTAGGTTCTCCTGTTATCATCTCAGACTTTGCAGGTCTGCGAGACGTTGTGGAAACTTTAAGGGGTGCTAAGAATTTAGATGCTAGTAATCCGGTTTCTTATGACGCTACAGCTACTATTTCAGGAGCAAACATGCTTGCAACAAAAGCATACGTAGATTCAGTAGTAACCGGAGGAACAGTTACTTATGATGCACAAATCCTTAGAGCAAATGCAGGAGAAACTGTTACAGATGGAGCTTTAGTTTATCTTAAAGAATCAGATGGAGAATGGTATTTGGTTGATACTTCAACAAAAACTGATTGGGCGAATAAAAAAACTGGAATTGCACAAGGTGCAGGAACAGATGGAGCTTCAATCGCAGGAGGAGGAGTATTACGTTCAGGAGTGGATGATACTATTTCATATACAGCCGGACAACTTTATTACGGAACAGATGTTGCAGGAGTTATTGGAACTTCAGCAGGAACTGAAGAACTTATCATTGGAGTTGGAGATGCAAATAATAAACTTGTATTCTTTAATGATCCATATCAACTAACTGATGATGAGAAAGATGCTTTGGCGGGGGGTGGTGATATTGGAATACCTTCAACAACTAACAAGTATGTTACAGAAGACTACATAACTGCTGTAATTGAAGGAGATATTTTAGATTTTAACAATACAACAGCTACACTTGGAAACGACGCTACAGAGACAACAGTGTATACAGAAACCATATCTTCTTCTTACTTAGGAGCTAATGACGGTCTAGAATTAGAATTTGTGGGAACAGTAGAGTGTCATACTACAAGCAGTGGCCCAAACGTAAAAGTTAAGTTTGGTTCTACTACTATTGCAGAATTTGACTTTGAAACTTCAACTAATGCTGGTAATAATAAAACTTTTAACTTTCATGCAAAAGTTTTTATTATGAACAATAACTCTGTTTCTTCTCAGGTGGTTCTAGGTAGTGCTACTGGTTCTATTGGAGGACTTAATGCAGCAGAGAATGATGGTGGTGATGATGTTACTGTAGGTACTTTGTTTAAAGCAATAAACACAACGTCATCTTTTAACACATCTTCAGCAGACTTTGATTTAACTCTTACATATAAAAACGATGTTGCGGACAATAACCAAGTATGGTCACATAATTATGTGTATATTAAGAAGCTAACAAAATAGTATGGCTAATATAATAGGCTCTAAAGACGCTAACAAAAGAAATACTATTGTTAATCCAGTTATGAAATGCAACTTAACTCTTTAATATAAAATATGTTAAACACTTACGGATACATAAAAAATGATGGAGAACGAGGACAAATACAAGCTCCTGACTCAAATACTGCTATTAACACAGCCCCGAACCGAACACCACGTTCAGGTGTTATTAATGAAAATGTAACCCCGAATGAGATTAGTAATCATCCTGCTGCTGATCCAGATATTATGAAATTGTATAATGCTGGCATTTTTAATTCTAACTCTAATCAAAAGACCATCGGTGATCTTTTAGGTGGTTCTAATAGCTCAGACTTATATGACGCTTATAATCCGCCAGAAGTTGATGATAAACAAATCAGAAGAGATGTGATGAGTCAGTTTCAGGGTCAAATTGATGCTACAAACAGGCTGTACGATACAATGGTGAATGAAGCGAGAGTTGAAGGGCAAAGCCGTCTAGGGGGACAAAGGGCTATTTCAGCTCGTAGTGGAGCTTTGGGTTCTGACTTTGGTGCCGCTAATAAAGAAAATGTACTAGGAGCTAACCGAGATATACATAGCGGGATACAAGCAGAAAGAGGTGCTAAGATACAGGCTATTATGGGTCTTGGTTCTTCTGCTGCTGTTGAAGAAATTAGAGCTAAGAGACAGGCTCGTCAACAAGGTATAGAAAATTATACTAGTTATTTGGCTGCACAAACTGAACGAGACAATGGGAAACTTGCTGGTCTTAGTTCAGAGTTGATACGACTTGGGCTAGACCCTAACGACATGACTTCAGAGGAACTTGCTCAAGTTGCAGAACAATATGGATTAAATGAAAATCAGATCTCAAACCATTATTCAGAAACTATAGCTGCAGAAGAAGCGGCCGCATTAGAAGCAGAACGTGAAACAACTAAGTTTAATCAAGAAACAGGAAAGTACGATCTTGATATTAGAAAAGGTGAAGCAACTATTGAAAGCACAAATGCTTTAACTGATTCAAGGAACCGAAGTAGCCAACCAAAACCTGGTGATGATGTTAATGTAAGAGCTTATAGTGATGGTCTGTCTGCTTCTGTGGGTGCAGATGGAAACATCGCTCCTAAAGATTACAATGAGGCAAAGCAAGAATGGATAGCAGACGGAGGTAAAGCTTCTGATTTTGATGAAAATTTCTTCGGTTTTATAAATAATTCACATTCTGCTGATTATGATATTAGTGCATCTTTTGAAAAGTTCGCTAAGGACCCAAACAATAAAGTGAATAGTGGAAGAGATACAGGAATCAAAGAGTAATAAAATAATATGTCAGCACTAGATCTTATTAAAAAAAATAAAGGTCTATCTGGGGGTACTACAAGCCAGTCTGGATCAGGTAGCGCTCTTGATAGAATAAAAGCGGCGAAAAGCGCTAGTTCTTTACATATTAAGGCTTCTGCCCCAACTAAATCTATTCCGAAGAAGATACCTACTTTTACTCCCGCGTCTGTAGAGGAGAGTCCTAAACCTTTTTCTGGATTTCTGAGTAAGGGGTTAAATTTCATTGACCGTCTTACAGATAGACCTGAGCAGGATGAACTTTCAACTAATAGATTTAAAAATACATTAAAGTACTTTCCTTCAACTTTAACAGAAACAGTCTTACCTGGCGTTAGGGCTATTCGTGATGACGAGGCTACTGCTTCTCAAATTAAGATGAAAGATATTGCAAGAGAGACACCGGGGGCTGTTCTTGAGACTGCGAAAGCTATTCCAAAAGCTTTGATTAAGGGAGCTGTTGAAATTCCTAACTTTGCTACCGCTGGAGCTTTTCAACCTGAGATTAAGTTTAATGTTCCATTACTTGGGGAGGTGACTAATAGTGATTACAATATTTCGCAACGTATTGCGCAGGGTGAAGACCCAACATCAACAGTGATTGGGGAAAAGAGTACGGCATTACTTGATATGTTGTTTTTTGCTAGTCTTGCGAGTAGAACTGTAACCCCTAGACCAAAGACTATTGCCACTACACAAGCACAGTCTGGAGGATTGCCATCTGGAGCTAAAATACCTGCAACGCATAAGAATTTTAGACTATCCGGGCCACCAAAAACTACAAGTAAAACAGTCCCACCTTCTGTTATGGAAAATTTAGTTAAAAGTGGAGCAAAGGTAAAGTCATACAATCCTAAGAATCCTATTGTCTTTCAGATGACAACTGTGAAAGGCGTACCTACAGCTAAGTTAATTGAGATTAGGCCTTCTTATTTTAATCTCTTAAAAACGAAATTAGCTTCTGGTAAGCCTGTTCCTGAATCATATGGGAATGTCATCCACGAGAGTACAAGAAGTATTACACAAATTAAGAACACTGTTGCTCAACAGAAGCCTATTACTACAGCACCTGCTGTTTTGCCAAAATCATCTAAACCCGACTTAACTTTTGTTCAAAAGAGTGCAGCGGTTGATGAATTTAATGCAACTGATGTTGCTCCAGAATTGACCCGGAGTCAGCAAATGAAACTAGATCTTTTGCAAGACACAAAAATTCCTGGACAAAATGCCCTTGATGAAGCGATTCGTGCTGAGGACGCTAAGGATGCTCCGCCTAACTTTACTTCCAAAAAACAACCTCTCAAGAAGGTGTTTCTCCCCACCAAAAGGCTTAGTCCTGAAGAACAGGCTAGTTATGCTGAATGGAAGGTTAATGAGAACCTTTCACGTTTAGATGCACAAGATATATTTGAACATTTTAAATCACCAACATCTCCTGTTGTAGAGGATCTTTACGCGTACCAACGAGGAGTTCGTGATGGTAGAACAAATGCAATACAGAAGCAATTTGATGAACTATTTAAGACTGCCGCTGAAGATGGTCTTAATGTTGCATATAAGGAAAACTATCTGCCACAGATATATAAACAAACACCAGAGGCTGTTGTTGAGGCGGTTAAAAAATACCTAATAGAAAAAGGAACTGATCCTCAGTTGGTTGAGGAATATGTTGCAGGTAGAGCGAATTTGTCAGAGAAGGCTTCTGTTTCCTTGAGAATGTCGCCGAACTTCACACAGTCTGCAGCATTCCCTAGTTATGCTGTTGCTAAGAAATATGGATTGGATCCTAAATATAATGATATTGCACAGTTGCTTGCATATTATAAAGGGGAGCTTGGGAAGACTCGTGGCAATAAGAAGTTCTTAGAGCAACTTATCCGACAAGGACGTGTTAAGACTTCAGATAATGCCCCCCAGGGTTGGAAGGAAATAAACATCTCTGCTCGTGGAGAAAGATTCTATGCTTCAAAGGACTTGGCACCGATTCTAAATGGTCAATTCAGAGATATGGCTGATCTTGGGCTAGGAGAAAAGATTGCTCATCGCGCAGCTCAGTTATCTAAGGGTGTGCAAGAGGTAAAACTATCTGCCGGACTTCCAGGTACTAGCTTTAACGTCTTCACCGTTGGTCAAATGATTAAGGGTATGACCTCTGGAGATCTCCGAGGACCCGTTGGTTCATTCATCCGTTCTAATAGTAATAAGGTTTCACGACAGTACTTCAAAGACCATGCTGACGTTATTAGAGAGATGGCAGAGAACGGTATTGATTTAGGGAAAATGGTTGGTGGATATAAAGACACTTATCAAACACTTATACAATCTGCTAAAGATGGGAAACGATTAGGTCTATTCTCAGAAGGTTTCGGTAAGGTTTTCAATGAGAAGACTTTCAACTCTTTCATGCCACAGATGATTATCGAATCATATATGAAAACAAAGTCTGGTCTTGTGAAAGGGTCAATCCTTAAGGGACGTAAAAATGCCATGCATGAGAAAGAAGCACAGAAACTCGCCGCAGAGACTACTAAAACTTTCATGGGGTTGATTAAAGACGTGGGACGATCTGGACTAACACATGACATCATGGCTGGTACTTTGTTTGCACCTCGATTCCGAGAGGGTATTGTGAACACTGTTGTAAACGCTGTTAAAGGTTCTACCACAGAGTTTAAAAACCCTGCCTTCTCTAAATCTCGTAAGTTTATGTTTGGTGTGATTTTGACATACTTCCTTGCTAACCTTTTGAACAAGGAGCTGAACGGTCATTATATGTACGAGAACCCACAGTGGAAGAAGACCGCTGTACAAATTCCTAAACCTTCTGGCGATGGCGCTGCGTTTGTTGCTTGGATGCCCACTTTCACAGGTTTCCCTAAGGCTATTCTGTCCGGTGTTGGTAATATCGCAGTAGGTAATGTGTCTGAAGGGCTTCAGAGCCTAAAGATGGCATTGTCTATGCCTGTATCAATCGCTGGTGAACTTTCAACCAATAAGAACTTCTTTGGAAATCCTATCTGGGATGAAGATGCTACAAAAGGTGAGAAGACAAAACAAATCCTGTTCTACCTGAATGATTCTGTTAATCATCCTTTTGCTGCAGAGCCTATCAGAATGTTGGATGAGCGTGACAATACTACTTTAGATAACTCAATTGCTAAGATGCTTGAGCTTCCAGCTAGTTTCAAGACACAAAAGGCTCTTGATGACGCTGAATACTACAGACTCTTAGAAGAGAAGATGGATGAAAAAGTAAAGCAGGAATCAAAGATGAAGAAACTCTTCAAGAAGAACAAGAAGGGGACTTCTGAGGAGGCGCAAGCGAGCGTTGATGATCTTACTGACGATCAGTATAAGATTTACAAGGAAACTGTGGCGGCTGACAATTTCCGAAAGGAAGATAAGCTTGTGCAAGAGATGTACTCTGTTCTTGTAAAGAACCAGAAGGGGAGCAGTGAGGATGCTCAGGAGGTGGTAGATGCTCTTTCTGATGAAGAATATACAGCTTACCAAGCTGCCATAAAGATTCAGAAGAGAGATGATTCTGCAAAGGAGGGGAAAATCATGGGATATGACTATGGTGAGATGGACTACGAGAAGAATGTTATCAAGCGTGTTTGGTTATACGCTCATGCGTTTGGTATTGATCCAGAACAAGCATGGAAAGGAATGACCGGCAACGAGAACATCGAGAAAGTTGAAGGTAATATGGTGATGTTCTACCGAATGCCAAGATCTAGGTCAGAGCAAGAGGCTTATAGGCAACTTGAGGAAATGGGAACTGCTCCTTATTTCCGAAGTGAATACCGACTAGATCACACAATCTCAAGGGAATTGGGAGGAGATAACTCTCCAGAGAACCTTAGATTGGTACCAAAGCACGTTTGGGCTATGTACACAGCATTTGAGAATGCTTTGAGTGCGAAACTAAGAGCAGGTAAAGTAACACGTAAAAAAGCGGGTGTCTTGATTACTGCATTTAAGGATAGGGAGTACACAGCAGATGAATTCACTGACATCATTGACAACTTATAGTATAATTAGAATAATATGGACGACTTAATATTCCAATCTAGCGAAAAAAATAACAAAGAACTACAGAGTCTTGGTACTCAGATGGACATGCTGCTTCAGGCTATAACTAAAACTACAGATGGTAAAGATCTGGGTATAGAGTTAGTTAAAGGAAAGCCTGGTGAACCTGGAAAGGAAGCTGTTGTTGACTATGACAAGATCATTAAAGCTACTGTTAAGCAGATCCCTAAGCCTATTCCAGGAAAACCTGGTGACGATGCTGATGAGGTGGACTATGACAAGATAGCTAGATTTATCACTAAAGAGGTTAAAAAGATCAAGATACCTGTACCAAAGCATGGTAAGGATGGTAAAAATGCCATTGTTGATTACAAAAATATTGTTATTGATTACAAGAAGATCATTAAAGGTGTTGTTGAAGAAATACCTGATGTTGTTATAGAAACCCCTAAAGAACTGAAGAAAAAAATTGAGAAGATTGGAATAGACTACGAATCTCTTGAAAACCTTCCAGACATTGACGAATGGATGAGTCAACTTGGTCGTAGAGTAGCATCAAAGACATATGATATTGAAGATATTCCAGGACTTCAGGATGCTTTGGACAACGCAGGGGGTGGCTCTTCAAAATTTATAGACCTTACTGACACTCCAAGTGCGTATGTTTCTAACGCAATGAAGGCTTTACGTGTAAATGTAGGAGAGACAGACTTAGAGTTCTACACACCTACAGATGCTAATGATGCAGCAATTTGGGGGAATGTGACTGGAACACTATCAGCCCAAACTGATTTACAAAGTGAATTGGATGGTAAGGCTGACTCTTTAGGAGTAGATGATAACTACGTTACAGATGCAGAAAAAATTGTCATTGGGAACACTTCAGGAACAAACACAGGAGACCAAGACATCTCAAACTTTGAGACAACAACAGAGCTTAATGCACGAGATACTGATAACAGAGCAAGAGCCAACCATACAGGAACACAGGCAGCTTCAACTATTAGTGATTTTGATACAGAGGTAGCAAACAACACAGCGGTTACAGCTAACACAGCTAAAGTAACTAACGCTACACATACAGGACAGGTAACAGGCTCAGGGGCTTTGACAGTCGATGTAACAGCTATTTCAGACCAAACCCTAGTAACTGCGGTTGCAACAGATATGCTCCTTATAGAGGACGCTACAGACGGTGCATTAAAACGAGTAGATGCTTCTGACTTCTTAGCAGGAGCAGGAACAGTCACAAGTGTTGCTGTATCAGGAAACGATGGAATTGAAGTAGACAGTGGTTCACCAATTACATCAGCAGGAACAATTGAGCTTGGACTTAACAAAGTAAGTACACTTGCTTTTCTTAATGTAGAAGATGGAGCTGACGTTACAGACTCTACTAATGTAACTGCTGCAGGGGCTTTGATGGATTCAGAGCTTGCGAGTATTGCAGATGTTAAGGCACTAAACCAAAGTGTTGTAACAACAGCATCTCCACAGTTTGCAGGAGTAAATGTAGGACACGCTACTGATACAACTATTTCACGTTCAGCAGCAGGAGTAATCGCAGTTGAGGGAGTAAGAATACTAACAACTACACCAGTCACGCTTGCGGCAGCTTCATACACAACAGACACAGGTACATCTCTTAACATGGATAACCTTGATAATTTTGTAGTTACTGCACAAGCAGGAGCATTATTGTTTAACGCTCCTGGAGGAACACTTGTACAAGGTCGAAAACTAACTGTAAGGATTAAAGATAACGGTACAGCACGAGCATTAACTTGGAACGCTATTTACAGAGCTATGGGAGTTGCATTACCTTCTACCACAGTAGAGTCTAAGACGTTATATCTTGGATTTATCTATAACAGTACTGATACTAAATGGGACTTAGTAGCTAGCGCCCAAGAGGCATAAAATTATGGCAACAATTAAAACATTAATAGTCGCAGGAGGAGGTTCAGGCGGAAATGTGTTCGGTGGTGGTGGTGGTGGTGGTGGTATTATCGACAAATCTGGTGAAGTTGTCACAGCAGGAGATTACACAATAGTAGTAGGATTAGGTGGGGCTAGTATAACGTCTAGCACGGAAAGAACACAGGGTAATACTGGGAGCAACAGTACAGCTTTTGGTAATACAGCTTTTGGTGGTGGAGGTGGTGGAAAGTTTCAATCTGTTGGAAATAATGGAGGTTCAGGTGGAGGTGGAGGAGGACGAAGTACTTCTGTTGGTGGTTCTGCAACACAAACTGGTGCTGATGGTTATGGATACGGGGGAGGTACAGCAAATAATGGAGGTAATGACGGTGGAGGAGGAGGAGGTGGTGCTGGAGCAGTAGGAGGTAATGCCGATTCTGTAAAAGGAGGTGATGGTGGTGTAGGTAGAAATGTTTCTGCTACTTATGGAACTGCTGTTGGAGATAGTGGTGTTTTTGGTGGAGGTGGAGGAGGAGGTGCAGATGAGAGAAAATCGACAGCTGTAGGTGGTACAGGAGGAGATGGTGGAGGAGGTGATGGTGCTGGTAGAGGTGCTGGGCAGAGTTCTGATGGACAGGCTGGAACAGCTAATACTGGAGGAGGTGGTGGTGGAACTTCTTTAGCAATTGATAACAGTGGAGCAGGAGGGTCAGGAGTAGTGATTGTGGCTTATGCAACAGATGGTAGTGATGGAGTTTCTACAGACTCGACTGGTGGAACAATAACGACATTCGGTGCAAACACAATTCACACTTTTACTTCTGATGGAACTTTTACAGCAGTGGAGTCAGATGTAGTGGAGTCAGATACTGCATCAACATCAGACTTCTTTCAAATGTTCTAAATGATATAATACTAATATGTTAGACAAGCAACTTAAAATAAAAATAGATGCACCAAAGCCAACTAAGGAAGAGTTGGAAGCTGTTATTCTATTAAAGACCAAGGAATGATGAGAGATACAACAAACTGTAAGGGAGTAAAATTTGAATTCTCAACTGGAAATATTGCATCAGGAAATTTGGTGCTGTACGGAGTAATAAAATAATATGAAATTCAACGTACACTACGGTAAAGGAATAATCTCAAGACTAATACGCTTTTTCTCGCAAGGAGAGTTTAACCATACTTCCATAGAGATAGGAGGCAATGTATACGAAGCACGTGCACATCTTCCTTCATGGTTAGCTAGGTTCTTAAATAAGTTTCTAGCCTTTAAATGTTTCAAAGAGTACGGAGTTATCAAAACACCTGTACAT